AACGAGACAGAGCACTTCCTGACCGAGGCGCAACTTGAGCGCGTGCGCGCACTGGTAGAGGAAGGCCGTGAGCAGGATGCCGCAGCCGAAGGCGCGCGTATCTATGCCGATCGGCTGGATGAGATCGCCACGGCTGCCGACGCGGCACGGCCGCACCTGGCGCAGCTCTGGCGCGAGATGAAAGAAGGTGCATCCGACGCATGGGAGGGCACCAAGAATTTTGTTGAATTCCTGGTCGCTGCCGCTGATAAGCAGCGGGAAATGCCGTGGTATCAGCGGTTGGGCCCAGGTGCCGCCATCGGCACCGTGCGTGCACTCTATGGGGCAACGCCAACCGTCGCCGCGCCGGTAAGTCCGGTGGCGGGGGCAGTTGACTCCGCCGCCGAAGAAAAGAAACAAAAAGAGCGCACGCGGGCCGAGCAGGAATGGGCTCGGCTGAAGCAGTCGAACCTGAGCAAGGAACAAAAGCTCGAGGCCGAGATTGTCGAGATTCGCAAGACCGGTGCGGCGCTGGGCAAGAGTGACGCCGACATCGAGGCGCAGATCGCGCAGGCCCGTGCGCGCTACAAAGAGAGCCTGCCGAAGGGCCGCAAGGGCGACAAGTCCGACGCCGAGAAGGCGCAGGAATCCGCGCAGCGCGAGCTGGAGAACCTGACCAAGCAAGCCGCGCTGCTGGGCACCGTGGCCGACGGCGAGAAGCGCGTCAGCGAGGAGGCCCGCGTCCGCTACGAGGTGGAGAACGGCGCCTACAAGCTGGCCAGCGCCAGCGTGAAGCAGCAGCTGATCGACCAGGCCAAGCTGGTGGATGCACGCCGTGCGGAGCGCGAGGAGGCCGAAAAGAAGGCCAGAGCCGACGAGGAGGCTCGGAAGTCCTACGAGCGTCTGCTGGACAAGCTCCGCACCCCTGCCGAATCGTCACTGCATGGCATCACCGAGCAGGTGAAGGCGCTGAACGATGCGCTTCGTGTCGGCGGCGAGAAGCTAGTGCCGAACTACCAGGAGCAGCTTTCCAAGATTTTCGACGCGGCCTACAAGAAGGCGCCGAAGTTCGAGAGCCAGTTCTCACGCCAGGATGACCTGACTGGCCTGCTGGGCGGCCAGAAGGACTTGGATGGCTACCTGCAAAAGCTCAACGAGTGGTACAGCCAGCAGCAGGCCATCATCGCCGCCGGTCGCGCCAGCAATGCCGCGCTGAACGCCGAATGGGATGCCCAGGAGGAACGCGCCCGCACCGAACACGCGAACCGCGTCGCTGCGCTGCAGGCGGCCCAGAAGAACCTGCAACTGAGCGCCGCACAATCGATTTTCGACTCGATGACGCAGATCGCCTACAACGCAGCCGGCGAGCAGTCGCGTGCATACCAGGTGCTGTTCGCCATCTCCAAGGGTTTCGCCGTTGCGCAGGCCGCTGTGGCACTGGCCCAGAACGTGGCTGAAGCCAGCAAGGTCGGCTTTCCACAGAACTTGCCGTTGATCGCTGCGGCGTTTGCCCAGGGCGCACAAATCGCAGCCATCTTGTCAGGTGCCAACTTTCGCCCCGGTGGCTACGCCGAAGGCGGCTACACCGGCCCTGGTGGCAAGTACGAGCCCAGGGGCATCGTTCACGCCGGCGAAGGTGTGCTGAGCCAGGAAGACATGCGCGCCCTGGGCGGCGAGCGCGGCTTCTATGCCCTGCGCCACGCGATTCACAACGGCTATGCCGACGGTGGCGTGGTGACGCCGGCGGATTACGACGCCGGTGGTTTTGGCGGGCGCCTGGCGTCGCCGGCGGCCTCGCCGGTGCAGATGCAGAACAACATGCGGATGTACCTGTACCAAGACATCGACGCGCTGACTGCGGCCGTGCTTGCGCACCCGGCTACCGACAAGAAGATCATCGGTACCGTCGGCGACAACGGCAACGCCGTCCAGGCCAGCTGGGGGAACGGCTGATGCGCCTGTGGCCGCTGCCGCCCGACTGGAACCAGCCTGTGACCGAGGCGCTGTCCTGGGGCACCGCCGTGGCCGTGGCCAGCGGTACCGCCGCGTCCGAGCACACCAGCTATCAGCTGGGGCCGCAGCGGTCCTTCAGCTTCGAGGTGGCCGCCGCTCGCGCGGGTGATCGTCAGCTGGCCGAGTCGCTGCTTGCCGGCCACCGCGGCCCCTGGCTGCTGCCGATCTGGCCCGATGTCCAACGGCTGGCCGCTGCCGTGGACGCCAGCGACACATTTGTCGCCTGCGCCACTGAAGGGTTCGACTTCGCCGCCGGCAGCAGCGCGGTGCTGTGGGCGTCTCCCGTGCGCTGGGAGGTCGTTGAAGTCGACGCGATCGACCCGGCCGGCCTGGCGCTGGCGGCCGCGGCGGCCGGCAGCTGGCCGGTGGGTACGCGGCTGTACCCGGTACGCCGCGCACGCATCCAGGACGGCTCCGAAGAGCGCCTACTCACCGACCGCGCCAGCCGCCGCAAGCTGGCCTTCGACATCGACGAGCCCAGCGATTGGCCAGCACTGGCAACGTTGCCGAATTACCTGGGCCATCCGCTGCTCGAGGCACGACAGGACGAGAGCGAGCCGCCGACGGCATCGATCAGCCGCCTGCGCCAGTCGATCTCCTATCCCGGATGCGCGCCGTTCGCCTACGACCTGCCGGACCAGGCGCTACGCGCCCAGAGCACCGGCTGGAAGCTGAAGGGCCGCGCCCGCCACACTTGGTTCCGCTCGCTGCTGTACGCGCTGAAGGGCCGCGCCGCGCCCATGTGGCTGCCCAGCTTCGCGGCCGACCTGCTGCCCGCGGCGGCGGTCGCCGGCGGATCCACCTCGCTGGCCGTGCAGTGGGCCGGGTACACCCAGCTCTGCAAGGGCCGCCACAACCGGCGTGACCTGCGCATTGAGCTGGGCGGCGGCGTCGTGTACTACCGCCGGGTGGTCGACGCTGTGGAGAGCGGCGACACCGAAGTACTCACGCTGTCGGCCGCGCTGGACACTGACGCGATCGAGGCGGCCAGCATCCGGAAGATCTCGTTCGTTGCGCTGTCCACGCTGGCCGGAGACAGCGTGGAGATCGAGCACGTCACCGACGCGGACGGGCTGGCCACGTCTACCCTGGGCTGGCAATCGGTGGTGCCCGATGTCTAGGTTCGGCAACAGCGAGATTCGTCTGTTCCGCTTCCAGCTGCAGGGCATCGTCTGGATGTTCGCGCAGGCTGATCGCGTCGTGGCCACGCCTGGCGCCGTCTGGCAGCCGGCACAGATCGAGCGCGACGAGATCAAGCAGAACAGCGAACGTGCACAGGACAAGCTCAAAATCCGCATGAGGTACCTGCGCGACCCCAATGCCCCGGTGGCATTGCTCCCGGCAACGCAGGGGCTGGGCGATGTGTGGCACCCCTACGCGCCCAGCACCACCGTCCACGTCAGCTGCTACACGCTGGATGCCTTGGGCGTGCTGAGCCACGACTGGTCCGGAGAGGTCCGCCAGCCGCGCTTCACGGACGTGGAGTTGGAGCTGACATGTGTGCCCAACGATGCGCGCAGCGAGTCGCGCAATCAGGGCATGAAATTCCAGCGGGCATGCCCGAAAACCGTTTATTCAACAGGTAGCCGTGGCTGCAACCTCAACCCTGTGCCGTTGACCATCGCGGCCACGCTGACTGCGGTTTCCGGCCTCACGCTGACCGCTGCCGCATTCGCCGGCACGCCGCACACACTGGTGCAGGGGTGGCTGTATTGGACGCGCACAAATGGTGTTGTGGAACGCCGCACCATCATCAAGCATGTCGGTAGCACGGTCACGCTGTTGTCCGGCGGGCATGAGCTGGCGGTGGGGCTTGCTGTCTCAGTCCTTCCAAATTGCGAGGGCACATGGGCTGCCTGCGCGGCGCGCCGCGCAGATCCGGAAATGCACTACGGCGGTGCGATCTATGAGCCGATCGAAAACCCATACGATGGGGGCTCGATGTCATGGGGCTGATCGCACGCATCCCGCAGCGTTGGCGGGCCCAGGCGGCGCTTCAGGTCTTGCGCGTTCGCTATTGGTATCTGGACACCGACGCCGGCCGGCACGCGCAGGTGTGGGCTTTCGCGGCATCGGTGCTGGTGCTGGTCATCCAGATCGTGCGCATGGTGGTGGCCGTGATGTATCCGCCCGCGCGGCCGGAGCCGGCGCATGCGGTGATCTGGTGGGTGGTGCAACTGATCATTGCCATCATTTCCGCAGTCATCAGTTACGCACTTCGGACCAAAATCGAGCCGCCAAAACCTGCACAAATGAATTCGCCTGTCGTTGAGGATGGGCGGGCCATCCCGGAGGCGCACGGCACGGTGTGGATCGAGGATGAATTCATCCTTGCCCACAAAGTCGTAGGGCGCGTCCCGATCAAAAGCGGGGGTAAGAAATGACGGAGCTGCGCATCCGCATGCATCACGTGCGCCAACTGCGTGGGCGTGGAATGACGTGCACGCCCGGCATTCGGGCGTGGTGCGATCTGCACGGGATCAATCTGCAGGATTTCGCAGCGAACGGCGCGCCTGAATCCGAAGCGCGCCGCATCGGTGGCCCGTTCGCTGAAGCATTGCTGGAAATTGCACGCAAGGAGCAAGTACCTGATGGGCGGTAAAAAAGTCACTACCGGCTACTGGTACCACCTGGCATGGCACGATGGGCTGTGCCTGGGGCCATTGGATGCCTATCTGGAATTCAGGCCCGGCACGAAACCGGCATGGTCTGGCCGCGCTGTTGCAAACCAGACGCTGTACATCAACAGCCCTGAACTATGGGGCGGAGAGAAAGACCAGGGCGGCGTTGTAGGCCCGCTGTCATTGATGTTCGGCGAGCCCGGCCAGACGCCAAACCCATATCTGGTGGGCACATTCGGCAGCCAGACAGTGGCGTGGCGTGGCGTTGCCACGGTAGCGTTTGAGGGCGGCAAATACGGCGCCAACAACCCATACGCCCAAAAGCGCGCCCACAAGGTGGAGCGGATCAAGCAGGGCTGGGATGGCACCGGCTGCTGGTACCCGGCGAAGGCTGCGATTCCGATGGGTAGCGATTTTTACTCTGGCTTTACCGACTTGAGCTGGACATTGCCAGCTGAGTCCGGGCTCTCTGTTGTCACTGATGAATTCACGCTGAGCGGTACTGGCGGCGGTGAGGTGGATGTCACGCTCAGCCTGAGTGGAAGGATTGAATACCGGCCATATGATGCATCGGTATCCGTTGTTGATCCTGCCTCGCCGCATATCATAACGGCGGCATCCGACCATGCTTCCGATCACACAACGCACAACATCTACAAGATAGAAATCGATCTGCCGCCACAGGTCTATTATGTCAATTACAAGCCGCTTGCTGAGTGGACAACGGGCGCATTCGAATTTGCAGGCGAGCAGTTGCGTGTAACCGTTGCGAATAACGCAACGGTACGTGTTGTTGCAGATCCTGTTGATGGTTATCAGGATGGACCTGCGCCGCAATATATCGATATCGATGTTGTGGGCGTTGATGGAGCTGGATTTTTCGCCAAGAACCCGGCCCACATGATCCTATGGGCCCACACGCAACAGCACTGCGGTGCACAGCCGATGGAGACTGTGCACATCCCAAGCCTCACAGCGGCTGCCGATTGGTTCTACGCAAAAGGATTCGGGCTTTGCACCCTGCGCTATCCGGATAAAGAAAGCGCCGCCGAATTCATCCGCCGCATCGAGCGCGTGGCCGGCTGCAGCTGGACGCAAAACCGTGGTGATGGGCTGTGGTATCTGGACATCATCAACGGCGAATACGATTACGAAAGCCTGCCGATCCTCACGGATGACGACATTGTGTCATTCGAGGAAATCCCAACGGTGCTGGATGATGCAGTCAACAGTGTGAGCGTCAAATATTTTGACCCTCAGCGGAAAGAGGCCATCACCACGCGCCCGCTCACAGCAATGGCGCTGGTGGCGGAGTTTGGAACAACGCACCAGACGTTCGAATTTCCTGAATTACCGATTGACAGCCTGGCCAACCGCGTTGCGGATAGAGAGCTGCGGGCGCGGGCAACGCCCACCCGTGTGTTCACGTTGGCCACAACACGAAAGACCGCCGGGTGGCGCCGCAACACCTATTTCAGGCTGCAGCTGCCAAAGCGCGGCATTGCCGACATGGTATGCCTGCTGGCAGAGATCAACAGTGGCAGCCTGAAATCCGGCGCGGTGCAGATCAAGGCAACGCAGGACATCTACAGCCTCGCTGAAACCGCATACACCGAAACCGAAGTGGGCGTGGATACGCGCCCACCCGCAACCCCGGTCGCAATCACCCAGGAAGTGGCTTTCGAAGCCCCGCTGATCGACCTTGCCGCAACACTGTCCGCCAGCGAGCTTGCGGATCTGCCAGATGACGCCGGCTACGTTGTGGGCGTGGCCGCAAACCCCGGCGGCATGCGCGATTTCACGATGATGGTTGCACCATCCGGTGGCGGTTATTCAGCGGTTTCAGATGGCGAGTTCAGCCCCACCGCCACCGCCGGCCGCGATGTGTTGCCGGGGGAAAAGACTGCAATCCCCGTTACCGATGCCGTGCGCCTGGCCGATGTGCAGGTGGGCGACCTGATGCTGTGGGTCAACCCCACATTGGGCGATGAGCTGTGCCGGGTGGACGCCGTGGACGCCACCGGGAACACGCTTGACCTGGGGCGCGGCTGCGGTGACACCGTGCCCAAATTGCACTTGGCTGGCAGCCGCATGTTCTTCTACCAGTCCGGCGCCGCATACGACGCTACACAGTACATCTCGGGTGAGAGCATCAACGTCAAGTTGCTGACAAACTCATACAGCGCACGGCTGCCCGAGTCCGCCGCAACAGCGCTGGGCGTCACCTTCGCCCGCCGCGCAGACCGGCCTTATCCGCCGGCCAATATCAAGATCAACGGCATGCCACTGTTCGATGTTGACTCATCCGGTGGCGGCGGTGGCGCGGGTGGTGGCACAGGCGGCGGTGGTGGCGGTGGTGGTGGTGGAACGGTGCCCACTTTGCCGCCGGCAAGCACGCCAAGCGGCTCCCCCGCATCGCCAGCCCCTGGGCCAAATGGTGGGTATCCCGACGATGCCCCGTATCCGGTGCCAGAGCCGACCGTTTTTGGATCCGATGTGGTGGGTGCAGGCGGTGACTTTTCCGAACCCGCCGACCTCTCGAACTGGCGCGATGGCTTCGGTAATCCTCTGGACAACCGCTGGAGCATTGTCGGGGGCCGTCTGTGCTTTTACGGCCAAGGGGCGGCGTCGGCCTACTACTGGCCGGCCTTGCGAACACTCGCGCTACAACTATTGCCGCACTACAGTTTCTCTGTCACCGGCACCGCTGAATGTGATGCCGGCGCGAAAGCCTCGCTAGGCGTTGGCCGCAGCATCGGCCCCGGCGGGAGCAGCATCAGCTTGCTTGCGGGTTACGATCCGGATGCCTTTGGCCAAAGCGCGATGAGTGACCCCGTTGAATACGGCACGCCAACGGCCATTACGCACGTTTTTGAGGACAAGCGGCCGCTCTACGGGGTCACTGCGGATGGCGTGGTTATTGTCTCGGCTACTGCGCCTGGCGTGCTGGCGTTAGTTGAGGGGCCCGTGGCCCAGCGGGTCTATTTCGATGATGTGGCGATGGCCGTTACCGAAAACGCGCCGGCTACTACCACGGCGACGTTGGCGAACCTCGATTTTTCTTCCGGCCTTTCCGGATGGGTGCAGTTCCCTGAGGTCTCGGTGTACTCGCCCTCCATAACAACCGCTGGCGGCGTGGCCACGTTCACGCCGGTGTCTGTTGGCGTGCACAAATACTTGATTTGCGAGGATCCAATCACTGATATGGACGCCATCGACAAATGGCTGAAAGTGACAGCCGAGGTGAACTGTAACGACCCGACCGTTTTCGCAGGGGTGACCCGCGGCGGCGTTGGCCTGAGTTACGCCGTCAAGTTGGCGGGCGAGTACAACTACACGGGCTGGGCAAATCCGGTGGAGCGTGGCGACTGGACTACACGTAGCCGCTGGATACGCCAAAGATTTGTGGAGGCCGGTGCCACTTTCCACGTTTGTGTGCTGTTCAAAGCCGCGGTGGGCTATAGCGCCAGCGTTCGCAATATCAGCGCGGCAGTCACCAACGCGCCGGTGGCCTGATATGTCCATTACCGTGACATGGGACTACCACAACGGCCCTGCTCAAGCCGACATTCCCGTTGCATGGGACGATGGCGATACGGGCCGGGAAACAGGCCAGCAGACAGTATTCGAATGGCGCTGGCGCGCAGACCCTGCGGACGCCTGGAGCGCGCCGCTTATCCAAATCATCGACATGCCCGCCACCACAACCTATACGCCGCCCGGCGACGGGTTCGTGCAGATGGTGGCCTACAGCATTCTGGCGGGCCTTGTGAGCTGGCAGGGCTGCACCGCTGAATTCGAAGTTTCCGGCGGTGAGCTGGCCGCGCCAGCGGCATACACAGATGAATCCTCAGCAAATTACGAAGACGAAATCGGCAATCCATACATGGATAAGGACTGAAAATGGCACGCTGGAAAGATAAACCGCAGCTCGCAACGCTCGCCGGCAATGAGGTAATCCCAGCTACCAGCCTTTCTGGTGGCGGTAAATTGGGTGGCGGCACGGTTGCTGCAAATGACGACATCCACATCGCGCTAGAAGACCTGCGCCGCTACGTAACCACGCCCAAGATCGTCACCACGATCACCAGCGGCACCATCACGCCGGCTGGCGATACCGACCTGGTGCGGCCTGCCTCACTGACCGCGGCGCTTACCATTGCCAACCCAACCGGAACACTGGTGGACGGCGCATCGTTCGAGGTGCAGCTCTACAGCGCCGCCGCGCAGGGGCTGACGTGGGGCAGCAAGTACGCCGACCGGATGGGCGCGCTGCCGGCGACCACAGTTGCCGGCAAGTACCACTACATCGGCCTTGAATACAACGCCGCCGACGACAAGTTCTACTGCCGCTACGCGCAGGTGCAGGCGTGAAGCCGTTTTTTATTGGGAGGCGGTTCGGGCACGGAGGAACCTCCGGAAGTTCTGACCCTCACTTCGCTAAAGTAGCTCTGCTGCTGCATTTCGAGGGGGCGAACAACAGCACCACGTTTACGGACAGCAGCAGCCATGCGCGGGCAGCAACGGTTGTTGGTGCCGCCAAGCTGTCCACAACGTCCCCGTTGACGGGTAGCGCCTCCGGGGTCTTCCCATCCAATAGCGATTACCTGACGTTTGCAGGTATCTCCGCAGATGGCATTGGCACTGGGGCTTTTTGCATCGAAGTGGACGTACGGCTGGCATCCAGTCCGTCGTATGCGCCTTTAATGGGGTGCGGAGCGTTCGCGGTAGGCTACTACGAATGGACGATGTTCATGGGTAGCACCACCGAATTGATTTTCTACTACGGACTGCGCGGAGTAAATCAAGCCCACATTGCGTTCCAGCTTCCGGTAACTATCTCAACTGGCACGAAATACAAATGCTGCGTCCGCAGAGACTCCAGCGGCAACTGGGCTGCGTATCTGGACGGGGTGAAATGCGCAACGTACAGGTTCTCTCCCACAGCAGGCGGGATTTCATTTGGCCCGGTCACCTCCGGGGAATTGAACAACCCTGTGGGACTTGTAGGCGGGTCAGACATAGTTTGGGTTGCGGCGCCTCCTGAGCACACTTTGAATGCGACGCTGGACGAGCTGCGCTTCACCGTTGGCGAGAGCCGGTACACGGGAAGCTACACACCAGAGTCGGGGGCGTTTCCAGATTCTTAGGTAAAACAGGGCGCCCGGCCGTCGACGGCAATCGACGTCCGGGCGCCGCAACGCACGCGATCTCACCGCGTGGAATTGGCCGAGGCCCTGCCGCTCCCGAGAGCGCAGCCAGTTTCGGCGATCCCAATCGCAAGGAGTGAGACGTGGCGAAAACCAGTACCAATGCGACCGCGCATCGAGACGCGGCAAAGGCAATCCCAGGGCGGAATGGCTACCGCCACCGCCAGCAGTTCGGCATCGTGGTGATCTGCGACAACGAACAGGCGCAGGAGCGGGCCTACACCCACCTGCAACGCGCGGGCTTCAAGAAGCTCAAGGTGGTGACCGTATGAAGATCCAGGTCAACCATCGGTGCAGCGACTTCGACAGCTACCGCGCCGCGCGGGTGAAGTCGCTGTTCAACTGCGAGAGCGGCGCCAATTTCCAGCTCACGGCTGAGCTGCCGATCGAGGACAACGACTGGCGCATTGGCGTCGTGGTGGGGCCTTCTGGCTCAGGCAAGACCAGCATCGGCAACCGGGTTTTCGGGCCGCGGGCCGTGTGGCGGCCGCGCTGGCCGAAGGATGCGCCGGTCATCGATGCGATCGCGCCAGGCGAGGCGTTCGATGCGGTGCCGGCGGCGCTGTCGGCCGTGGGGCTTGGCTCGGTTCCGGCATGGCTGCGGCCCTACCAGGTGCTGAGCAACGGCGAGCGGTTCCGCGCTGACTTGGCCAGGCTGATTGCCGAGCGGCCGCCGCGTGCTGTGGTGGACGAATTCAGCAGCGTGGTCGACCGGCAGATCGCCCGGATCGGTGCGATGGCCTTCGCCAAGGCGTGGCGTCGTGGCGCTGGCCAGGCGGTGCTGCTGAGCTGCCATTACGACGTGCTGGACTGGATCGAGCCGGACTGGATCTACGACACGTCGACCGGCACCTTCGAGCGGGCGGAAGCCGGGAGGCGACTTCGGCGACGCCCGCCGATCGCATTCGACCTGTGGGAAACCGGACGCCACCATTGGCCGGCATTTGAGCCGCATCACTATTTAAAGCTGCCGCCCATGATCGCCGCCACGTACTACGTGGCCTCCGTCGACGACCAGCTGGTGGCGCACGTGGCGGTCAGTACCCGCCCCGGCATGGCGGAGGCCCGCGCCTGCCGGCTGGTGGTCATGCCCGAGTGGCAGGGCGCCGGAGTTGGCTTACGCTTCTTACAAGCTGTCTGCGAGCGCTGGCGCACTGGCCAGAACCGCTACGGCATCAAGGTGCCCACCCTGTTCCACACCAGCCATCCGGGTCTGTGTGCGGCGCTGCGGCGCGACCCGCGCTGGACGCAGGTCAGCGGCAGTCTGATTGGAAGCAACCGCCAGCGCTGCAAGGACGCGATGGCGCGCTCGGTAATCCGTGGCCGCATGGCCTTCGTTGGGGCCGGATACGGCGGCCATTTCCGGGCGGTGCAGGGGTTTCGCTACCTTGTGGAGGACACCGCATGCGCTTGA